GATGACTAACCGATTAGGTTTGTTACAGACTATCGACCCATATACAGGCCGATACTTCTCACAGTTATGGATTCAAAGAAATGTTCTACGTTTATCTGATGATGAGATTGAAGAAATGGATAAAGAAATTGAAATGGAAAAAGAACAAGGATTTGGATTACCAGTTGGTGTTACAAACGATGTGGCACAACAACAGATGATGTCTCAAGTACCAGCACAACCGCAGCATCCAGATGACCAGAAACATGAAATTGATATGGCAACAAAAGATGCGGCAAAGCAACAATCCAAAACAGATAAATAAATTAATTAGGAGAATAAAATGTCAATAGAAAAAAGTATAATCGATTACGCAATGGATGAAGATGGTGTTCAATTTAGAAATGCACTATATGCTTCTATTCAAGATAAAGTATCTGCTCATATTGAAGCAGCTAAACAAAATCTTGCCAGAAATTTGATTGCTACAGAAGAAGTTTCAGAAGAAGACGAAGAAGATGAATCTTTGAATAAAAATGAAGCCTTCAATCAGGATTCTGTTCAAAAATTGCAAGCTAAGAATGATGCATCCACAGAAAAAGAAATATCTCATGCTAAAAGCCTTGGATGGACTGTTAAAAACCAAACTTATGGTAGAGTATACACTCATCCAAAACATGGTCACATAGCTATGAATCGTTATGGTGAATGGCAACATAAACCAGAATCAGACTTTAAGGGTGGTAAAGGACCATTAATTGCTCATGGTAACACCTTTCAAGGTGATGATTTGGATAAACATTTATCTTCTTTAAATAAATAATCCGAAGAATAGATAAATAAATTAACAGGATAAAAAATGGCAATCGCAAACAACACGCAAATACTAATTGATTCAAATAAAAGAACCGTTATTAAACGGATTGGTATTATTGACTCTGATGAAACATTAACGGTTATCATTGATCCAAGAGCATTGTCTGGAGCTTTAAACGCTAATAATTTGCCATACCAAGCCGGTAATACTGTTGCTCCTGGTTTTGCTAATTCTGCTTTTACTATTTCAAGAGTGATTGCTTGTGTTGATGCTGAAGTTGGCCATCTACAATTACAATGGCAAGGTACTGTAACAACAAATACAATTTATGCTCTTGGTGTTGGTAATATAGATACCAATCCACAATATCAATTACCAGCAATTACAAACAATGCAATTGGTCCTACAGGTAATGTTGTACTTAAAACTGTTGGTACTACTGCCAATGCTGCTTACACATTAATTATTGAGTTACATAAAGACAATCGATTCTTTGATGCTGGTTGGGGTCGTGATCCAGCTGCATTTAACTACGGAGATTATAGTATAACTCCGCATACTTCATAGGCCAATTATGAAACTCATTAAAGAAATAAACGATAACGTAAACTATACTTACCTAGAAGAAGCTAATGGTAAAAAATGTTTACATATTGAAGGACCTTTTTTAGTTGCTGAAACTAAAAACAAGAATGGTCGTTTGTATGAATACAATACGATGAAAAAAGAAGTCAGCCGTTATACTAATGAATATATCAACAAAAGCCGAGCATTTGGTGAATTAGGACATCCTGAATCACCTTCTATTAATCTTGACCGTGTATCACACATGATTGTAGGATTAAGAGAAGATGGTAATCAATGGATTGGCAAAGCAAAAATATTAGATACACCAATGGGAAACATTGCACGAAGCTTAATTGAAGGCGGCGCTCAATTAGGTGTATCTTCAAGAGGCATGGGTTCATTGAAGAACGTCAATGGCGTTAATGTAGTTCAACCCGATTTCTATCTAGCCACAGCGGCAGATATTGTAGCAGACCCTTCCGCACCTGGCGCTTTTGTACAGGGTATTATGGAAGGTAAAGAGTGGATGTTAGTCAATGGTGTTTGGACAGAACAATATGTTGAAGAAGCCAAAAGAGAAATTAAGAAGGCTTCAAAGAAAGATATTGAAAAAGTAAGTCTACACATTTTTGAAAACTTCATGAAAAAACTTTAAATATAAATATCCAATATAAATCAAGGAGATTTTCAAAATGGCAAATTTTAATTTATCTGACGCCGCTAAAAACATTCTGTTAGGCGAAGATTCAAAATCAATTCAAGCATCTACTACTTCTGGTAAAAGACCTGAAGGCGGTAAACTACCTACATCCGTCGTTGCTGGTCAACAAGACGTAGGTAAAATTGGTGATTCACCACAAACGTGTGATGATGAAAATCCAAACTATACTGCAGGTACACCATCTGCTACTCCTCCAGGCGCTACACCTCCTGTAGGTTCACAACCAATGCAGAAGTTAGCTCCACAACCAGGTAATCAAGGAAGTGGTGATAAACCAGTTCAATCTGCTGCAACTGATTACTCTGCTATTCGTGACCGTATTGCCGGTAAACGTGCTGCTCAAATGATGATGCCAAATCCAGGTGCCACATTCCAATCTTACGGCGAAGAATCTGAATATGACGAAGAAGAAGAAGTCATTGAAGAAGCTCATGATGATGAAAAAGAAGATAAAAAATTAATCAAAAAAATGATTAGCAAGGAAAAAATGAAAGAAGATATGGACGCTTTACTTTCTGGTGAAAATCTATCAGAAGAATTCGTAGCTAAAGCAACTACAATTTTCGAAGCTGCCGTTATTGCTCGTGCTGAAGAAGTTATTTCTGAAGCTGAAGAGCAGTTAATGGAAGAATTTGAAGTTGCTGTTGAAGCAATCAAAGAAGATTTAGCTTCTAAAGTAGACGGATACCTAAACTACATGGTAGAAGAATGGATGAAAGACAATGAAATTGCCATTCAGTCTGGTTTAAAGGCAGAAATTACTGAAGAATTCCTAACTGGTTTAAGAGATTTATTCATTGAACACAACATTGATATACCTGAAGATAAGGTTGATATTGTTGAAGAATTGGCAGCTCAATTAGAAGCTACTGAAGCAGTTCTAAATGAAGAAATCGCTCGTGGTATTGAACTATCACAAGCATTAAACGAACAGAAAAAAATTGAGGCTATCTACACAGCGTGTGAAGGCCTGACGCAAACTCAAGTAGAAAAAATGAAGTCACTCGCAGAGGGTGTGGACTTTACTACTGAGGAAGAGTTTACAACTAAACTTGATACTTTGAAAGAATCATATTTCAAAGCTGATGTGAAAGTTGCAACTACTGATGCTTTAGATGACGAAGTATTACTCGAAGAAGAAAAGAAGTCTATCAAGTCTTCCAATTCTGAAATCGACTATTATGCAAAATCCATTTCACAGACTTTGGTAAAATAATAAATAAAATACCAAAACAAGATACCTAATAAGGAGAAATAAATGTATCTAACCGAAGAATTATCAAAAACTTGGGCACCAGTTCTGGATCATCCAGAATTAGAGCCTATTAAAGATCCGTACAAGCGTGCAGTTACTACTGTAATTCTTGAAAATCAACGTCAAGCTATGGCTCAAGACCGTCACCAGTTAAACGAAACTTTATCTGATACAGGTCCTACAAACTTAGCTGGTGGTGTTCAAAACTTTGACCCAATCTTGATTTCTTTAGTACGCCGTTCATTACCTAACTTAATCGCTTATGACGTTGCTGGTGTACAACCAATGACTGGTCCTACAGGATTAATTTTTGCAATGCGTGCACGTTATGCAAGTCAATCTGGTGCTGAAGCTTTCTTTAATGAAGCAAACACAGTATTTTCTGGTGTTAAATCTGCCAATAACCCATACGGTTTTCAAGGTACATTAGCAACTGATACTGCAAACACATTCCAAAACGTAACTTCTGGTGCAACTACTTCTGGTATTGCATTCCCAACAGCTAACGCTGAGTTGTTAGGTTCTGAGTCTGGTGCTGAATTTGGTCAAATGGCTTTCACAATTGACAAAGTTACTGTTACTGCTCAATCCCGTGCTCTAAAGGCAGAGTATTCTTTAGAACTAGCACAAGACTTAAAAGCAATTCACGGTCTTGATGCTGAAACAGAATTATCAAATATTCTGTCTACAGAAATTCTTGCTGAAATTAACCGTGAAGTTATTCGTACAATCTATACTTGTGCTGTTGCTGGTGCTCAGTATGGTACTACTACTGCTGGTTATTTTGACTTAGATACTGACTCTA